CAGTGGAAAGCAAAGCCAGGGCAGTTGCGCTCGATGCCGAAGCTGCTGCAATCGCTGCCGATGCTGCCCCTTCGGCAGCAGCCAGGGCAGATGCGCTGGCAGTGCTGGCAGCAGCATCAGCAGTGATGCTGGCTGTATGGCCGGTCAGGGCTGCTGTAGAAGCGCTCAGCGCTGCTGTCTGCGCAGCCATGCCTGCCACATCGCCTGCTGCCGAAACAGCGCCTGCTGCGCCTCCTATCGCATTTGCAGCAGCTTGCGCAGGAATAGCAGCCGTGCCAGATGCAGCCAGCGCGGGGAAGGCTGCGCCTGCTGCGCTGCCTGCATTGCTGACAGTGAGACTAGACAGGGCAGCCGCTGCGCTTGTCGCTGCCGTGGTCAGGGCAGTTGTGCCAGTGGTCGCAGCCGCAATGCTTGCGGTGTTGCCGGTCAAGGCTGCTGTCGATGCATTCAGGGCTGCCGACTGCGCTGCCAGTCCTGCCACATCGGCTGCCTCTGGCAATGCGCTTGCTGCCCCTCCTAGTGCCTTGGCGGCAGCCTGCGCAGGCGCAGCGATGCTGCCAGATGCAGCCAGGGCTGCGCCTGCTGTACCGCCAGCATTGCTGACAGTCAGGCCAGAAAGGGCAGCAGCAGCACTGCTGGCAGCAGTGGTCAGCGCAGTTGTGCTTGTCGTGGCTGCTGCAATGCTGGCAGTGTGGCTAGTCAGGGCTGCTGTAGAAGCGCTCAGGGCAGCCGTTTGGGTCGCTTGGCCTGCCACATCACCGGCAGCCTTTGCTGCGCCTGTCGCGCTTCCTAGTGCTTTGGCAGCCCCGTCTGCTGCTGGTGCTGCTTTGCCGATCAGCGATTGCAAGCCAGTGCTGCCTAACAGGCCATCAACAGCGCTGCCGATAAGGCGGCGGAAACCGATTCGCGCAATGTCTGCCTGAATCGATTGCATCAAATCTTTAAAGCTGGCCTTGCCGCCTGATGCCAGCTTAACGAAGGCATCTTCAAGGCCAGACAGCGCATTACTGAATGCTTCCTCAGTCATGCTTGCGACATTGCGCGCTGCATCAGCATAGTTGGCAAGCGCTTCGGTCATGCCGTTAAAGCCGCTTTCCTGCGCAGCTTCAATGGCCCTGGTGCGCTGCTCGAATGCTGCAACCTCTTGGCTGTATGTATCCTCTGCAATCTTCAAATAAACGGCGTACTGCTCGGCTGAAATATCCTTGCGCCGCAGGTCGCCGTTCAGGTCTGTTTTGCGCTGGATCAGCTTGTCTTCAATGGCATTGATGCCGGTCTGCTTTTCACGGAACTTGGTGCCGCGCCCGACGCCCTCGATGACGCGCGCATTCTGCCGCTTGACCGTTTCGATATAGTTCGCGGCTGCTGCTGCTGCTTCCTCGTAGGCTTGCGCGATCTTGCGCACAGCCCCGGCTTCTTCAAGCCCGTTCAGTTCCTGTGCAACTGCTTCATTCTCGCGCACCTTTGCCAGCTTGCCGCGCGCTTCGACAACCTTGCGTTCGTTCTCGATCTTTTCCTTGCCGGTCGCCTTTTGTGCGTTCAGCCGCGCAATGTCGCCTTCCAGACCGCGCGCCTGCGCATCAGCTTCCAGGCGGATAAGTGCTGCCTTGGCTTCGTAGTATTCATGCTCTGTCACCAAGTTGGCAGACCGGCGCGCGCTCAGGATGCGGTCAGCATTCTGATACGTGTTCAGGGTCGCTTCGGTTTCCTGCTTCGCTGCCTCAGTCGCCAAGTCAGCGCGCGCCTTGCGCTCTTGCGCTGCATCCTTGTCTGCCTTGGCCTTGGCAGCAGGCGGCGTATAAACAAGGGTTTTCTTCTTCGGCTCAGGCTTCTTCGGCTCAGCCGGGTTAGCTGCCGCAGCAATCGTCGGGGCAGCAGGCTTGGCATCCTCGCGCGGCGTCAGCGAAATGACGCCTTTCTGGAATCGGTCCAGGCGCTTTCGGTCTGCCTCCGAAGCATCAGCAACTTCCTTGCCGATCTGGCGCACAGCTTTGAAGTCCAGCTTTTGCAGTGCTGCTGCCTGCCGTTTCAGGCCATCCATTTCGCGCGCGATGGTGCGCACGGTAAAGGCCACATCAGACCCGACCAGGGCGAAAGTCTGAAAGACCGTGATTGCGCCGAACAGTGCGCCCTTCATCGTCGCAGTGATTGCAGCCACTGCATCTTCATCCTTGACCAGTTCTGACAGTTGCCCCATCAGTTCACCGATTTGCGGCAGCAGCTTCGTTGCGATGGATGCTGCATGCAGGGTGATTTCTGCACGCAGCTTCGCATTCCGATCTGCATATTCGTCTGCAAGCTCGATCTGCTCTTGCGTCAGAATCTTTTGCCGCCCGCCCTCGCTGCCAAGCTCTTTCAGGAAGGGCAGCATGTTCGCCGCGCTCTTGCCCATCAAGACCATAGCAACTTCGGATTTCTTGGCCGATTCTTCAAAGCCGTTCAGGGCTTGGCCGATGATTTGCAGTTGTTCTGCACCGCCTTTGCCGCGCAACTGTTCCACGCTCAGGCCAAGCGCTTTCAAGGCAACCGCAGCAGCGTCCGAATCTTCATCGACGCCAGACAGGTTTTTATTCAGCTTGACGATTGCTGCGCCGACTGCATCCATTTCCAGGCCGCCGACCTTGGCAGCCACGAACAGGGATGCGAGATTTTCGGCAGTCTCGCCGGTCGTTTCTGCAAGGTCTTGGAAGTCACCTGCGAGCGTAGCAAGGTGGTCGAAAGCAGCAACGCCTGCAATAGCCATTGCCCCGGCAGCAGCAGCGACAGCACGAAACGCAGTCGTCACTCGGTCATGGAATTTGTCAGTGCGGTCTGCTGCTTCACGCATCGCGTCCGACTGGCGCGTTGCTGCGCGCTTGATGGCTTCCTGTTGACGCTCCCAAGCTTCGCGAAGCGCGAGCGCAGAATTAGCCGCGCGCAGTTGTTCATCCGTCGCGCCGCGCATCGCCAGCCGGTAAAGCTCGATTTCCCGCTTAGATTTGCCGAGCGTATTGTTTTGCTCTTGCAGCTTGCGCACATAGCGGTCAATCGATGCAGCCGACTTCGCAGACGATTGTTCCCCGGCTTCACCGAGCGAACGAATACGGGCGCGCGCTTCTGCAATACTGGCATTAAGCTTGCGGCTGTCTGCCGATACCTCAATTACGCCACGCCCGATTACGTCCGACATTGCTTTACCTTTTCCTTGCTTGCTGTTCGCGGATCACTTCAAGCGCTGCATCTTCCAGCGTGCGCAGGTCATCGAAAGCTTCTGCGCGCTCGCTGGCAGATATGCCGATTAAATCCATCACTGCTGGCAGGGCTGAATAGTCCAAGCCATATGCGCCGCCGTAGCCAGTGCGCCACTGCGTTGACATAGCAATGAATGCATTAATCCCGTTCATGTTGTCCGGCCACACTTCGACAGGCGGCCCGCTTGCTTCATCCACTGTCAGACCGAAAAGCTGTGCTTCTGCTTCGCTCGGTCCAGGCGTGTAAAGCGCGCGTGCCGCCTGCTTTAGTTTTTTCTTTTGGCCTGCAACAGTTCATCGACATAGGCGATGTAAAGCGCGAGCGCAGCGCCTGCATAGTTATCCAGCAGGATTGCCACTGCTTCGCGGTCGAATGCTTCGGCCAGTTCCCAGCCCTCGGCCATATCCATGACCGAATCAATGTCATCGACACCGGCACGCGATTTCACGAATTCTTCAAGCTCGGATTTCGTCCGATGCTTGAAGGTGAATTCGACAGCGACAGGGGAACTGCCAGGAACAGGAATGCCGACCTTTGCTTTAAAGGTCGGCGCAGCTTTCAGGGTCAGCTTCGCCATTAGTAGCGCACCGGCTCATTCAGCAGGGACAGCGTGACTTCGCAGGCCATGATTTCGTTCACCGTCAGGGACGGAGTTTTGTTCAACGAAATGTAGGCGTTGTAAACGATGGTCGCACCGTTCGGCAGGGTGATTCGCACAGCGCGCGGCAAGCGGTCATCATTGGCCTGCGCAGCCAGGATATAGCCTGCCAGCGTCGGATCATCAGCGATGGAAAACGACAGGCCTGCTGCGCTCTTGAAAGTCGGGATGCGCTTCTGTGCATCCGATTCCAAGAATTGATATTCAAGGAATTGCTGTTCACCGCCGTTGCTGGTGCTTTGCAGGATTTGAGACAGTTGCGTCCAGCCCGTAACCTTGCGCACGCTGCCTGCGCCGCCGCCAGCGCTATAGACGTTGGTCAGGGTCGAATCGATGCCGAGCAGTTCAACATCATTGGCGGTGACAGTACCGGCACGAACAACCTTATCAGTCAGGCGGGACCATCCCGAAGTGACCTCGATATAGTCGCCTGCCACGATGCCGTGACTTGCAGCCAGGGTCGCAACAGCAGGGCTTGCATTGCTAATTGCGCTCATTGCATCGGCGGCGTCATAGCCGTTAGCGATTGCGACAAGCGCGCCATTTGGAAGGGTAACTGCCATGATAAAAGCCTTTCATTCAGACATAAAAAAAGCTGCCCGAAGGCAGCCGACAAAGCGCCCGAATGGGCGGACTATTCAAACCAAAAACTAAAGTCTTGCGAAGCGCCGCGCAGGCGCGTTTCAGGGTCAGCCAGTGCGACAGCGTTTGTCGCTACAGTCGTGCGCAGGGCAGTTGCATTGCGCAGCGCATCTTCAATCTGTGCATTGACCTCTGCTGCCTGCATGCGCTTGTCTGCCCATACGTTCACGCGAAAGCGCGCATTCTTAATGCTTGGCGCACCGCCGCCTTCCATGAAGTTGATCGGCCTGCCGCCGATCTGCTGATAGGTGATGTAAGGGCGCGGCGTTTGGTCCGGTGCCACGTCAGGGAAAACACGATCAGATACAA